GAGGGTAGTTCCTCCGAATTGGTCGCATGACCCCCTACCGAAAACAGAAATAAGCGAAAGGAGGCAGAGATGGCAAAAGTTAGGACGAATAAATGGGAGGCCGTCGAGCGGGACGAGTATAATCGACTGTATTCCATCTATTCTGGATTGCCAAAGAATCGCCTCGCGGTCGCTGAAGGATTAATCAGGCAAGCAGCAAGACTTAGAGCGAGATTAGATATGCTCTGGGAGGACTTACAGGAGAACGGAGAGACGGAACTGTTCACGCAGTCAGACAAAACTGATCCTTACGAGAGAGAACGTCCAGCGTCTCGAACGTTTACCGCCACAGACAAGTCATATCAGTCCATCATCAAGCAATTGAACGATATATGCCCTGAAACTCAGGAAGGCGATTCGCTAACGGAGTTTCTGAAAGATGGATAACTATATTCTTGCCTATTACCAAGCGATTCGCGACGGATCTATCATCGTTGGCAAATGGGTGATGATGCTATACCAGAAAATCGTTGAAGGTATAGATAACGGAGATTACATCTTCGACCAGAAGAAAGCCAATCGGGCGATTCGGTTCATTGAGAAATTCGTAAAGCATAACAAAGGACCTCTTGCGCCTGGTCCTTTGATATTGGCACTCTGGCAGAAGGCGGCTCTATCCTGTTTATACGGAATTGTAGACGAGACAGGAAAACGAGTCTTTTCTGAAGTGTTTTTGGTCGTCGGCCGTAAGTGTGGCAAGACACTGTTGGCGGCTGGAATCATGGCGTATGAATCATTCCTTGACGGAGAGTTTGGAAGCGAGATATATTGCGTCGCTCCAAAGCTAGATCAATCTGATTTGGTCTATTCCGCATGGGAATTCACAAAGGACAAGAATCCAGACTTTCTGAAACGTACCAGAAAGAGAAAGACGGATTACTTGATCCCAGAGACAAACACGACGATCAAAAAGATCGCGTTCAACGAGAAAAAGGCAGATGGTTATTCTCCTATGCTGACCATTGCAGACGAGATGTCGAGCTGGCCAGCCGCGCGAGGCCTTCGACAATATGAAGTTATGGTATCAGGCACAGGCGCACGAGAACAACCTATTACCTTTGCGATTTCATCATCTGGATATATTGATAACGGTGTGTATGACGAGCTCTTCAAACGAGGAACTCGTTTTTTATTGGGTGACAGTAAAGAACGCAAACTGCTCCCGATTCTATACACCATCGACGATATAGAGAAATGGGACGACATAAACGAACTGAGAAAGTCCCTTCCCGGCATGGGGATCTCGGTGAAGGTTCAGTTCATTCTCGACCAGATCGACATAGCACACGAGAGCCTCAGCAAGAAGACAGAATTCATTACCAAGTTTGCTTGTCTGAAACAAAACTCGTCTGCTGCATGGATACGAGCAGAATTGGTCAACAAGGCATCTGGTAATCATTACGACTTGGAAGACTTCAGATCCTCGTATTGTGTCGCCGGCATCGACCTTTCTCAGACTCGCGATTTAACGTCGTGCTGTGTCGTGATTGAAAAAGGCGGAGAACTCTACGTCATATCAAAGTTCTTTCTGCCGAGGGAAAAGATTGACGAGGCTACCCAGAGAGACGGACTGCCTTATCAGATTTACGCACAAAGAGGAATACTCCAGCCGTCAGGTGACAACTTTATTGATTACCAAGACTGTTTCGACTGGTTTCGGATGCTCGTCGAGCAATACGAAATATTACCTTTGATGGTTGGTTACGATAGATATTCTGCTCAGTACTTAGTAAAAGACATGGAGAATTACGGTTTCCGAATGGACTCGGTCTATCAGGGCGAGAACCTCTATGGAACGATTCAGGAGGCCGAAGGTCTGCTGGAAGATGGAAAGCTCCATATCGGTGACAATGATTTGCTGAAGGTTCATTTTCTTGATTCTGCAATCAAAATGTCAATAGAGCGCGGAAGAGGAAAACTTGTAAAAGTCACTCCTATGGCGCACATCGACGGAGTGGCCGCGCTGCTCGATGCTCTGGTTGTGCGGCAGAAATACTTCGCCGAGATCGGCGATCAACTAAAGAACGAGGCTTGACATGAGTTTATTCACAAAACTGTTCGGCAATCGGCCGAAAGAGCGGGGACGCTTTAACGGACAATTCAAAATGCTCACTCCGTATTCTCCTAGATTCAGAAAATGGGGTGGGTCTATTTATGAGTCCGATTTGGTGAGGGCAGCCATAAACGTAAGAGCTACCCACATATCCAAATTGAAAATCGATATCCTTGGGTCGGCGAAACCGTCACTCAGAAGGAAACTGGAAAAAGGCCCGAATCAGTACCAGACGTGGAGTCAATTCATGTATCGGCTGAGTACGATTCTGGACATCCACAACACGGCCTTTATTATTCCAGTCTGGGACGAGTACGGAGAAATATCCGGCATCTATTGCCCTCTTCCAAGCGATGTTGAAATCGTCCTCTATGGGGATACGCCATATCTACGATATACGTTCAACTGGGGTGAGAAAGCATCGGTCGAGTTAGAGTACTGCGGTATTCTTACGAAATTCCAGTACAGAAGCGATTTCTTTGGAGAATACAATTCTGCTCTGGAATCCACGATGCAACTATTAGATACCCAAAAGCAAGGTATCGAAGAGGGCATCAAGTCCACCGCAACTTACAGATTCATGGCTAAAGTGAATAACTTCTCCAAGGCCGATGATCTAAAGCGTGAGAGATCCAGATTCACCGAGGACAACTTTGGCAGAGATGCCGAGGCTCGCGGTTTACTGTTATTCCCCAACACCTATACCGACATCAAGCAGATCGAAACCAAACCTTACGTTGCTGACGCTGAGACCATGAAGGTCATAAAGACCAACGTCTTCAATTATTTCAACGTCAATGAAGATGTATTAGAGGCCAAGGCTTACGGCGATTCCTGGAGTGCTTTCTATGAAGGCGTTGTTGAGGCCTTCGCTATTCAGTTTTCTGAAGTGATGACTCGGATGCTTTACACCTTCAGAGAACAGACTGAAGGCAACAGGGTGATGGCAACATCGAATCGCCTTCAGTATATGAGCAATAACGATAAGCTGAATGTTTCGTCTCAGATGCTGGATAGAGGAGTAATGAGCATTAACGAAATACGCGAACTGTGGAATCTAACTCCTGTTGAAGGCGGCGACCGCAGAATCATTCGCGGTGAGTATTACGACGCTGACGCAAAGATGGAGAACGACTCATGAAAGCAGTCGTTTATATGGCAACCAGAGGATGGTATGAGAAGGTCATTCCTTCAATCAAGTCGTTGTTGTTAAAGAGCGACATCGACAAGATTTATTTACTGATTGAAGACGATACTTTCCCCTACGATCTACCGAAGATCCATCCGATCAACGTTTCAAAGCAAACGTTCATCAAACCAGAATCCCCAAACCTGAGAGGCACACGGTGGGGATATATCGTCATGATGCGAGCTTGTCTCCATCATTTGATTCCTGAAGATGTTGTCCTTTCGATAGACGCGGACACGTTAATCTTTGATGACATCTCGCCGATCTTTGATTATCCAATCGAAAACTATTATGTCGCTGGAGTTAGAGAACCAAAGAAAAGCTCTGGCGGCCTTTGGGAGAAACAACCTCTGTATATCAATGCAGGGGTTCTTTTAATGAATCTCAAAAAGTTGCGAGACGGAAAAGGCGACGAGATCATCAAAGCGTTAAACGAAAGATATTTCGAGTTTATCGAGCAGGATTGCATCAACGAATTATGTCAAGGAAAGATATTGGAGGTACCTCCAATCTATAACTCATGCCCTTGGACACAAGCAACGATAAATCCAGTCATCTACCACATGGCAGCATATCCGGCGTGGTTTGGTGATTCGATAGTTCAAAGATATTTGAGGTTAAAGCTATGAAAGATTACGAACTCAGACAATTCCAGTTTGAAGTACGAGCTGACCAGAACGACGAGCATGGCGATTTCTTAACAGGAACGCCCATCGTGTTCGACCAGAAGACCGATTTAGGTTGGTGGGACGAAACCATCGACCGTCACGCTCTGGATGACACCGATCTCAAGGACGTGCGGTTCTTGGTGAATCACAACACCGACATGATACCTCTGGCTCGTTCCAGAAACAACAACGCCAATTCTACGATGCAGATGAGCATCACAGAAGAGGGCATGAACATCCGCGTCGACTTAGACACGGAAAACAATTCAGATGCTAAAGCACTTTACTCAGCCGTTAAAAGAGGCGACCTTTCTGGGATGTCCTTTATGTTCTCGGTTGATAAAGATAAATGGGATGACGTAGAAAGCGACCATCCTACCAGAACCATTCTTTCGATCGGGAAGGTTCTGGAGGTTTCCGCCGTTACGTTTCCCGCGTATGCTCAGACTTCGATTCAGGCAAGAGGCCTTTCCGAAACGCTGGAGAGCGCAAAGGAATCGCTGGAGAGCGCAAGAGCCGAAAAGCGTGAACGCGAAAAACGAGCAAAGAAAATCAAAATATTATTGGAGGTCATCTGATGGAAATTAAAGAGATGACGATTGAACAGCTCGAGGAGAGAAAAGCTCAGATCGCGACTGAACTGGACAATCCTGAAGCAGACCTTGAAGCTCTTGAGAATGAAGCGAGAGCAATCAAGGAAGAGATGGAAAACCGCAAAGCTATCGAAGCGAAAAAGGTCGAGATTCGTGCCGAGGTCGCTTCTGGTGCTGGCGAAGTAAAAGAAACCTTAAAGGAGAAAAGAAACACCATGAGCAACATGGAAATCCGAAAGAGCGAAGCCTACATCAACGCTTTCGCTAATTACATTAAATCTGAAGACGATTCCGAGTGCCGTGCGCTGCTGACCGAAAACGTTTCTGGTACAGTTCCTGTGCCTGAGTATGTTGAGGAAAGAGTCCGCACCGCATGGATGAAAGAAGGCATCATGAGCCGTGTCCGCAAGACCTACCTGAAGGGCAACCTGAAAGTCGGTTTTGAGATTTCCGCTACTGGTGCAGCCAAACACGTTGAGGGTTCTACCGCCGTCGCCGAGGAAACTCTGGTTCTTGGTATCACCGAACTCAAGCCGTTCTCTCTGAAGAAATGGGTCTCCGTATCTGACGAGGCTATGGACCTTTCTGGTCGTGCTTTCCTCGACTACATCTATGATGAGGTCGCTTATCAGATCGCCAAGAAGGCCGCTGATGAACTCATTGCCTACATCGAGGCTTGCACCGCTAGTTCTACCACGACTTGTGTCGGTGTTCCTGTTATCACCGCTACCACCGTCGCCGTTGGTACTGTTGCCAACGCTATCGCAAACCTGAGCGATGACGCTGCGAATCCTGTGGTCATGATGAACAAACTCACCTATGGCGCATTCAAGGCCGCTCAGTATGCCGGAAGCTTCTCCGTCGATCCGTTTGAAGGATGCGATGTTCTGTTCAATAACACCATCACAGCATTCTCCGCCGCATCTACTGGTGACACCTACATGATCGTCGGTGACCTTGGCTATGGCGCAATCGCAAACTTCCCGAACGGTGAAGAGATCGAGATCAAGGTCGATGACAAGACTCTGATGACTCAGGATCTTGTGAGAATCCTTGGCCGTGAGTATGTCGCTATTGGTGCGGTCGCGCCTGGCGCATTTGTCAAGGTTAAGAAATAATGGTGATTGGCATGGGAAAAACTTTAATCGCCGTTCCGTGTATGGATCATGTACCCGCCTTGTTTTGCAATAGCTTGGCAACCTTGCAAAAGGTCGGGGACACAACACTCGCGATGGAAATGTCCTCGCTAATTTATCATTCCCGAAATCACCTAGTAGGCAAAGCGATACAACTGAATGCAGATTATATGCTCTGGTTGGATTCCGATATGGTGTTCCATCCCAATCTATTGACTGGGATGATGTCAACCATGAAGACGCACGGCCTCGACATGCTAACAGGGGTGTACTACAGACGAGTTTCTCCGTACACTCCTGTTTTATTGGATAAATTAGAGATCGACGGCAAGCGAGTCGAATCCCACAACATCGAAGAGATCCCAGATAAACTATTTGAGGTCGCTGGGTGCGGGTTTGGTTGTGTCCTCATGAATACAGACGTTGCCTTTGATGTATTAGCGAAATTCGGCGCGCCATTTGATCCCATCGGCGGAGTTGGTGAAGACCTATCCTTCTGTTGGAGAGCAAGACTATTGGGCTATAAAATCTGGGCTGATCCTTCAATCTGGCTTGGCCATGTTGGAAACTTAACAATCAGCAAAGAGTTTTACGAGTCCTATAAGGAGAAAAAATGAGTTGTGTAGATCCTAATATATTGGCATCGGTCAAGAGGTCGCTCCGAGTCACCACAAACGCTTTCGATGACGAGATTCGCGAACTTATCCTTGCGGGTTTTGCTGATCTCGGCATCGCTGGAGTAGAACCACCTTCTATGGAAGACCCTCTGATTCTGACCGCGCTGAAGACTTACTGCAAAGTGAGATTCGGCGCACCTGAGGAATATGACAGACTGAAGGCGGCCTATGACGAGCAGAAGGCACAATTATCTATGGCGACTGGGTACACGGACTGGGGTGATGCTTGATGGATCGCTCAGATGTCTGCACCTTGATTAAATACGCAAAGACTCAGAACGCTTCAGGTGTATGGGTCGAAAGCGTAGCATCTCAGAGAGAAGTCTTTTGTCATGTCGATAGCGTGACAAGAAGCGAATTCTTTGAGGGCGGAAGAAGCGGACTTAATCCTGAATACAGAATCTCTATGTTTTACGGAGACTACGAGGGCGAGGCCATCGTTTTATACAATGGCCTCCCCTACTCTGTATACAGGACGTATTACGCGAAAAACGACATCATAGAATTATACGTTGAGCGAAAGGGTGGTACTAATGCCAGACCTTGAAACTCAAATAATGAAGATCCTCAATGAATACGCGGAGGAGATCCAGACTAGTACAGACGAGATCGCAAAGAAGCTCGCGAAAGCGGGCGCAAAGCAAATCAACGCGAACGCTGCTTCAACATTTGGCGGACGTGGGAAATATGCGCGGTCTTGGACTGTTACAGAGGAGAAATCCAGAACTGGCAACAACGTAACAATACATTCCACTATGCCGGGATTACCGCACTTACTGGAGAACGGACACGCCTCACGTTATGGTGGCCGCGTAAGCGGTCGGACGCACATCGCTCCAGTCGAAGAGGAACTTGTCACAAAATTCCAGAAGGAGGTCATTGATGTTATACAGTGAAGTTAAGACTATGATCGATGAGATCGGTCTACCATCTGCATACTATGCGTTCCCAGAAGGAACGGCGCAAGAGCCTCCATTTGTCGTTTTTTACTACGCTTATTCCGATGACTTATTCGCCGACAACTCAAACTATAGAGGGATCTCCAACCTCACGATCGAACTCTACACAGACCACAAAGATCCCTTACAAGAGGCCATCGTGGAGGATGTGCTTCGTACACATGGGATCACTTGGGCAAAAAGCGAGGCCGTTATTGAGGCCGAGTTAATGACTCAAGTCACATATACATCAGAGGTTCTCTTAGAACCTGAAACCATACCATCGGAGGATTCATAAAAATGCCGAAGATCAAATACGGTATTTCCAATGTGTACTATGCCATTGCCACCATCGCCGCGGATGGAACGGCCACCTTCGGTAGCCCTGTGCAAATTCCTGGGGCTCGGAGTTTGTCGTTGACGGCAAATGGTGACATGATTAAGTACTATGCCGATAACATCGAGTGGTGGACTTGTGCCGCCAATAACGGTTATTCGGGAAGCCTGAATCTGGCTTATCTTCCTGACGGTGTTCGGGAAGCTCTTCTGCACGAGAAGAGAGATTCCAAGGACATCCTTCTGGAAGACCCGAACGCAACGGCCGTTCACTTTGCTCTGCTGGGTCAGTTTGAAAACGACTCCAAGAATCGTCGCTTTATTTTCTACAATTGCGTCGCTTCTCGCCCTGACGAATCCGGCAACACCAAGGAAGAGAACATCTCTCCCGAAGAGACGAGCATTCCGATCGAAGTCGGTACTATCTATAACAGCTCTCTGAGCATTTACACCACAAAGGCAGCCACTACCGAGGACACCGCATCGACCGAGTACAACGCTTGGTTTACGAGCGTTTACACGGCGACGGCACTTCACACCTAATACGGAGGCAATTATGAGACAAGAGGTTACTATTGGGGCTAATAAAGTGATGTTAGAGGTCAACGCTCTGACACCTATCCTTTACAAGAAAGCTTTTAAGTCTGACTTTATCAGAGAGCTTCAAAATCTGCGGTCTGGGAAGAATTCAGAAGGAATGGCTGAGTTCTTCCCTCAGGTCGCTTTTATAGCAATGAAACAGGCAAAGCACGAGTACAGATTCACAGATGAAGAGTTTTATTCCTTCGTAAGCGAATTCAATACTCTGGATTTTGCCAACTCTGCTGCCGATATCATGGTTATGATTTCGGGTTCTGAGAAAAACACAAGTAAGGCAAAAAACTGACGAAGGCGACTGATCGTGAGTACAATACGGCAGTCTACACTCTAAGAATACTCCAGCTCGGGATGCGAATCTCTGATCTGGAGTTTTTTGATATCGGTGACATTGTTGACCTCATCATCGAAAGAGGCAACGACAATTGCGAATACGATTATGTCGCCTCGCAAGAAGACATAGACAAATTATTGGGGTAAGAAATGGCATCTAAACGTATTGCTGGTATCACCATAGAACTAAACGGCGATACCACAGGACTTAACAAAGCCCTTAAAAGTGTCGATACCCAGTTAAAGACAACTAAAACAAACTTGAAGGATGTTGAGAAACTCTTGAAGTTTGATCCTGATAACGTTGAATTACTTGAGCAAAAACAAAAACTCTTGAACGACGCTATCAAATTAACAACCGAAAGACTCGACACCTTAAAGGACGCACTAAACGAAGACTTACCGCCTGACCAGTATGACGCTCTTCAAAGAGAAATCATAGAAACGCAACAGGAACTCGACAAATATCAAAGCGAGTTGGATGAGGCAAGTGGGAGCGAAGAAGAACTCGGAGATGAAGCTGGCGACGCCGCTGGTGACATGAATGAACTCGGTGGCGAAACTTCGCAGACAAAAGAAGAGACCAACAAGGCCAAAAAAGGATGGGATGAAGCCAAACAAATCCTAGCGGATATGGTGACATGGGGCATCCAAAAAGCGATCGAAGGCCTGAAAGAACTCGGCAAAGCTATGAAGGATGCAGTCACCGACTCTTCTGAATTCGCTGACGAGATATCAACGCTTTCGGTTCAGTCTGGTCTTTCTGTTGAAACGCTTCAAGAATTCGCCTATATGGCCGAACTGATTGACACCGATTTAGACACGGTTGTCAGTTCGTTTGGAAAATTGAAGAAATCAATGATCTCGGCGAAGGACGGAACTGGTTCTGCTGCCGAGGCGTTTGAAAAACTCGGAATTCAGCTTCGCGACGAAACCACAGGCGAGTTAAGAGATGCGGAAACGATTTTCTATGAGGTCATTGACGCACTTGGCGGAGTAGGCGACGAATTAGAGCTTGAAGAACTTGCGATGGATATCTTCGGCAAATCCGCCAAGGATCTAAAGCCGATGATTAAGATTGGCTCTGACGGCATTCATGAATTCGCTCAGGAAGCGCACGACATGGGCGCGGTCGTAGACGAGGAAGGTCTTGAAGCGTTAAACAATATGCAAGACGGATTCGACCGCCTCGACCAGTCATCACAAGTTCTTCAAAGACAACTTGCGATCGCTCTTGCTCCGGCAATCACGACATTGACCGAAGAATTGATAAAGCTGACTCAAGACCCACAATGGCAAGAGATTTTCAGCCAAATGGGCGAGACATTGGAGAATATCCTTCCTGTTATCTCTTCGATCTCAAGCTTATTGAGTCCGCTCTTCGAGGCTCTAAGTCCTATCCTTGATATTGTCACATCCTTACTAGAAACGCTCGCGCCTGTTATATCTACGTTGCTTCAACCAATTGCGGACATCATTGGAATCCTGTTAGATCCGATTTCAGAATTGGTCGATGCTCTGTTGCCCGCTCTGGTTGCGATTGTCGATGCAATAGGTACAGTACTAGGGCCTGTTGGAGATTTGCTAAGTACGACAATTGATTTGATCATGCCTTTGATCGATTTGATTTTACCTCTTCTTACAGAGTCCATCTCTGGACTGGCAGAAGAACTTGAAATCGGGTTAGGGTCTGCGATTGAAGGATTCAATCAGTTAATGCAAGGTGATTTTACTGGCGCGGTCGAAACGTGGGGAGAAGGCATCAAAGATATGTGGTCTCTGGTGTCGAAGTTCGTTGATAAACTTGGACCTTTATGGGAATCGATGAAAACGACAGCAGTTAGTTATATAACAGAATGGAGCGGAAAGTTGGTCTCTGGTTTTACTGATGCTTTCGACTCTGCCAAGGAGCTAGTAAAGAACGGTCTGGATGCCATTAAGAACTTCTTTGACAATATCGACCTGAGTTTACCGCATATCGCACTACCTCACTTCTCAATCACAGGCTCGTTCTCTTTGAATCCTTTGTCAGTTCCTTCGCTTTCTGTTTCTTGGTATGCCAAGGCCATGAAAAACGGCATGATTCTGGATAATCCCACAATTTTCGGGATGCAAGACGGAAAACTATTAGGCGGAGGCGAGGCTGGAGCTGAGGTCGTCGCTGGTCTTGGTTCTCTGATGGGCATGATCCAGAATGCGGTAAATACCGCGAACCAGACAACAAATTTCGGCGGCGTGAATATCGTCATCAATGCAAGAGACCAGTCTCCCAGAGAGATCGCGAAAGAGGTTGATTCCATCTTAACCGAGAAGTATATGAGGAAAGTGGCGATTCAAAGATGAGCAATCCTAAACAAAACTACTTTGAATATAATGGCAAGAAATCGACCGATTTTCAAATTTGGATAAACGGAGACGGCAGATACGCGAGTCCTGAACCAGACGTCGAGTCGATTGAAGTGCCAGGGCGAAACGGAGCGTTGACCTTGTGGAATGGCCGATACAGAAACGTGAGTGTTTATTATCGGTGTGTGATTCCTTTCCAGTTTAGAGGGAATTACGACAACTTCCGCACATGGCTTTTGCACGATGTCGGATATCACAAGCTTAACGACACCTATAAAACCGACGAGTTCCGGCAAGCAAGAGTTTTATCTGGTCTAGACATCTCAAGCATTGAGTGGGCGAACAATATTGGGACGTTCACGGTGAGATTCGATTGTATGCCACAACGGTTCAAGAATATTGGAGACGAGTTCCAAGAGATTTATCAATCTGGTGATTTTATTGGTGACTATGATCATGCATGGTATCCTTCAAAACCAATAATCGCTACGCAAGGATACGGCCAAATCACGATTGATCATGGCGACAATCACGAAGATCCTGTCACGATTACAATCGCACAAAACACATTTGCATATAATCTTTACGTGGATTGCGATCTTGAAAACTGTTATGCAAACCTAACGACGATGCAAAACAGAAACTCGTATCTTACTTTGAATGATGGCAAGTTCCCGATACTGCTACCAGCTACGAAAAACACAATAACATTTGACAATACGTTCACAATCGTAAAAATAAAGCCGAGGTACTTTAGACTATGAGACCAAGACTTTTTGTGGCAAGTGCTACAGACTTCAGCACTCAGGGAAGAGGCGCGGTCGAATGTACTCGGTGTGTTGTTGAACAGGAAATCAACGGAATGTTCGAGCTTGAGTGCGATGTTCCTGTTGATGGGTACTTATATAACGAGTTAGCCATTTCCAAAATCCTTGTCGCTCCGCCTGCAAAAGGGAAAACACCTCAAGCGTTCAGAATCTACAGGATTTCAAAACCTATCAACGGAATAGCAACAGTAAACGCAGAGCATATTTCGTATCAGTTAAGTTATATCCCTGTTATGCCATATACGGCGTTATCTTTGGGAAACGCACTTAACAAGATTACCGATTATGTCGCTGAATCGTGTCCGTTTACGTTTTCTACAAACAAAGTCACAAGCACACCTTGGACATCTCCAGAAGTGCCAACGTCAGCTCGTGCGATTTTGATGGGGGCGGAAGGGTCTCTGCTGCAACAGTACAAAGGCGAATACAGATTTGACAATTGGACTGTATCACTCAGAAACCAACTCGGTTCTGATAACGGCGTAAGGGTAGCATATGGAAAAAACCTTGTGGATATGCTTCAGGAAGAATCCATCGAGAATACGTATACAGGAATCTGCCCATATTACAAAAGCGATGATTACGTTCTGACATTACCAGAAAAGGTCCTGCATAGCGCAAACGCTTCTAACTTTCCGTATCAAAGAACGTTACCAGTTGACCTTAGCGACAAGTTTGAAGACGCACCTACTGAGCAACAGTTAAGGGATGCCGGAAATGCTTATATGACAGCCAATAACATCGGCGTTCCTAAAGTCTGCTTGGAAGTCTCGTTCGTTCAGTTATCAGATACCCAAGAATACAAAGACAAGATGATCGAGTCAGTAAACTTGGGCGACACGGTACACGTTGACTTTGAAAAACTCGGAGTCAGCACGACCGCCGAGGTCGTTCATACTGTTTACGATGTTCTGGCTGAGAGATTCGATACTATAACAGTCGGCTCGCAGAAATCAACGTTTTCTGGTGTTGTGGCTGGCCAACAAGAGGAAATCGACCAAGTAGTATCGAGAACCAGAAAGAAAATCCGAATCTACGATGAGTATGGGGCGTTATTACTCAGCATAGATCCAACGACGCAAACAGTAAAAGTAAACGGACAGTTAGACCTTGGTTCTGGCGCGACAATGGTCGGCGCGAACGGCGTATCCATAACAACAGGCGGAGACATAACAACACAACACGGAAACGCGAACACAAGAGCGGCGGTCGTGGCAAAGAGAACCGACACGAACGTAGAGGTTCGACTGGCGGTCGGTTCAGGCGGAACGAATCACGGCGTATACTCTGGGGGCTTGGAAAAATGGATGGTTTATTCAGACGGAACGGACATTTATTGCAACGGCAAACATCAACCAACAAGATTAGATTCAGCAGTACAGACCACAGGCACAGTCACATTGAGTGATGCCATGAAATATTCCACATTGGTGTTTGTGGGTGAAGCCGTCACGAACGGTGGAAGAATGAGCATTACTGTTCCCACCGTATATATCACAACCACAGCAACAGACTTCAAGTTTGCCGATGAAACCAACAATTATATCTTCTCTCTTACAAAGAGCGGGGATAACGTATCATGCGCCTATGTTAGCAGAACAAGCACAGGGCGCATCATGCGAGTATATGGGTATAAATAAGGAGATAGCCATGCCAGACGCAATTTTAGTGGCACTAATCACAGGAGGGATAAGCCTCTTGGGAACGATTATCACGGTTCTTGCAACAATGCACAAGACCACCAATTCAATCGAACAGTCATTTAAGGTCGCTCAGGCTGTCACCGATACAAAGATTGCTGAATTAACTCGTGAAGTGAGAGAGCATAACCACTTTGCCCAGAGAATTCCGGCAATCGAAGAACACCTTGCTCAACAGGACAAAAGAATTGATGCTATCGACAGGAGGACAGCTTGATGGAGATCATAAGAGGAACAACGCCAATTCTTATCTTCACCTTTTCCGAGGTTAACGTATCCGATATCACGGTCGCCGTTCTCACAATAAAGCAGAACGGTACGACGATATTGACCAAGGATCTGGAAGACGCGACGACGGCAGCTCATACGATTTCATGGCAATTGTCTCAGGCTGACACGCTTTCGTTGAACTGTTGGACTGCTAACGTATTTTGTGATTGGAAGCTTGCCAATGGCGTACGTGGGGCATCCAGTCCGTTTAACATCGGTGTCGTATCTTCAGGAGTAAGCGAGGTAATCTAAATGAATGACAGAGTCGTCATCGGCGGGGAGACAAATCTTTCCTATAAGATTGATGGCCAAGTAAGCCTGACGACACAGATCGACGGAAACGCTGGGTCATATATGCCTATTTACCCTGCTTCATACACAGGAGCGACCGAGGTCACTCCCTCCGAGGAGACTCAAACGCTCTTAACTCATGGATTGACGGTGGTGGAAGACATCGTTGTCAATCCTATCCCAACAAACTATGGCCGCATTTCATATAGCGGTGGAATTCTAACAGTATTCTAAGGAGATAATCATGGCTCAAGATGTAGTCATCCGCAACGTGGTATACCAAAACGTTCCTGAGGTCGATATCCCGCTTCAAGGTGGTGGGACAGCAAAGTTCATGGATACCTCAGATGCGACGCTATCAGGCGGGGCGCAGATGCTCAACGGGGTAACAGCTTACGCAGGCGGAACGAAAATCACAGGTTCGATCGTTACAAAAACGTCCGCAGACCTGAGCGCAAGCGGTGATACTGTCACCGTTCCCGCTGGCTATTATGCTTCGCAAGCAACAAAAGCCGTTTCTGCGGGTTCTGCTACCGCTCCAGCTTCAATCAGCGGAACGAGTGCTTCTGTAAGTACAGGAACAAACACAATCACTTTATCGAAGACCGTTTCCGTAACTCCATCCGTTTCGGCGGGCTATGTTTCAAGTGGTACGGCAGGAAATTCAAGTGTAAGTTTGACCGCGTCCGTCACAACCAAAGGCGCAACAACCTACACGCCTACAACCTCGAATCAGACCATCTCTTCGGGAACATATCTGACAGGAACGCAGACAATTTCGGGAGACGCTAATTTGTTGGCATCCAATATCGTATACGGCAAAACAATCTTCGGGGTATCTGGTTCTGCTCAGATTCCTGTTATCTCTCAGGATTCTACAACAAAGGTTCTTTCGATCTCGTGAGGTGAAATATGGCGCAAAGTGTTAAGATTGCAGGGGCATTATTTCAAAACGTTCCGTCAATCTCCGTTCCCGATGAAAACGACGTTTATCATTCCTTCGTTGACAGCTCTGACGCAGACGCTACCGCCTCGGATATCCTTTCAGGAAAAACCGCATACGTCAACGGCGTAAAGCTTACAGGCACAGGCTCAGGTGGCGGCGGGAACATTCAATCTCTTTCAGTCACTCAGAACGGCACATATACCGCCTCTGGCGGAGTCGATGGCTATAGTCCTGTTACTGTTAATGTTTCAGGCGGAACATCGCGCCTAGTAATCGGTGATTTTAATACTGGCTCGAATACTGGTCGGATAAATACTCTTACTATTCCATATAGTGGGTCTGGCTACCCGATAGCGATGCAAATCTTTGTGAAGGTTGGTGCATATAACTCGTCCGATACTAACTGGTATACAAAGATACAACGTTATGCAGTAGGATATTGGTCTATGGCGAAATGTAACATGACTACAACGCCGCAATATACTTCCCAAGATGCGCAAAGAGATGGAGCGACAATAACAGTAGTATACAAAAGCTCATCGTCATCGGCAACCCAGTACACAAGGACATCATCAATGAATGCAACGTTTTATCGTCCGTCGTCGAGTCAAGCAAGTGCGAATAACATAGGGTGCGTTGTTGCTCATTCAGCAACGTCAATAGATTATTACGTTGCATCGTCATCTTATGGTTTGTTAGCAAATACGGATTATACATACATTATTGTTTATTCATCATAAGGAGAAAACACATGTACTGGAAAAATTGGTTTAAAGCGGCGGGTATCCGTGCTATTAAGACCATCGCACAAACGGCTGTCGGTATGATTGCAGTCGGGATGGGATTGGAAGAAGTAAATTGGATCTATGTTGGTTCGGTCTCTCTGGTGGCTGGAATCCTTTCGTTGCTTACCAGTATTGCCGGACTTCCTGAAGTACCAAAGGAGATTGAAAATGAGCAACAGTAATCTCATTTCTATGACGATGTTGTCGCCGTACTATGATGAGCGTGGAAGTCATAAAATCTTAAAGATAACACCACATCATGCTGCCGCTGTCAATGTTTCACTTGAAGCGATGGGAAACGTTTTTAGGACAAGACAATGCTCTGCTAATTATGGAATTGACTCCGATGGAAAAATCGGGATGTACGTTCCTGAGGACAGAAGAGCATGGACATCCTCTTCCGCTGATAATGATTTCCAAGCCGTTACTATTGAGATTGCCAATTCCGGCGGTAATCCAGACTGGAAAATCTCAGATAAAGCATGGATATCTCTAATCAATCTATGTGTAGACATCTGCCGTCGTAATGGTATCGAAAAACTAAATTACACAGGCGACAAGAACGGCAACCTCACTCGTCATAACATGTTCATTGCAACGGCGTGTCCTGGACCTTATCTACAGAAAAGATTCCCAGAGTTGGCCGAAGAGGTCAATAAGAGACTGGGCATCAATCAACCTCAGCCAGAACCAGCACCTATCCCAACCATCTATAGAGTGCAAGTCGGTGCGTACTCCAAGGAAGAAAACGCCATCAAGATCAAGGACAAATTAGTCAAAGATGGATATTCTACTTATATGGTGCAGACCGACGGATTATATAAAGTTCAAGTCGGTGCGTACACGGTAGAAGCCAACGCTAAAAGAATGGAAGCGGAACTAAAATCAAAAGGTTATCAAACCTATATCACTTCCAAGACTGGCACAGTTATTGACAAATCAATAAAAGTCGGATGTAAATGCAAAATCAAAGACGGAGCTAAAACCTACTACGGTGGGAACTTAGCTTCGTTTGTTTATGGTCGTGAATATGTCTGCGCTCAGTTAAACGGCGACCGAGCGGTCGTAACATTTAACGGTCAGATAGTCGCTGCCGTAAACGTTAATGACTTAATCAGATTATAATCCTTTTTCGTGCATACACCTCCTTTCCGCAGAAGAGCCTCCCAGACGTGGGAGGCTTTTTTGCGTTCTTACGGAATTCTTACGGCGTGACGAGTTTCCATTGATAAATGCACGAATAACATGGTTCTTGAAAAAAGGCAATAATGGATAGTTTCCGCGTGATTCCTAGTGTTTAAGCACGTTTGCGGAGGTGCGAAACGAGTGAAAATCCGTAAAATTTCAAGTTATTCTTACGGATTTCTTACGGATTTCTCCAACATCTCGGCGATGTCTTTGTCGTGGTCGTTGTATAAATGAGCGTATGTCTGAAGGGTGATTCCGATTGATGCGTGACCTAGTCGTTTTGATATGTCGGCTATGTTTACGCCTTTGGCAATCAAGTAAGAAGCATGAGAGTGCCGAAAGTCATGAATCCTTATATGATGCAGTCCAGCCAGTTTCTCCGCCTTGCGATGGTGGTGATAGAAATAAGATGCGGTCACAGGGAAGAGGGGCTGAAGCTCGCCTTCTGGCAGTTTTGAAATATACTCGTTCAACTCATCCTGCAAGAACTTAGGTATGGCAACATTCCTAACAGATGAATCGGTTTTCGGTAAGGTAACGACTCCCTTGATGTCGATGGTCTTCGTGATCCTTATGACCTCGCCGACATCCTGAACATCCAATGCCAAGGCCTCGCCTTTTCTCATGCCAGTAAAATACAATAAGTCAAAGAACACTCTGCCCATCTCGGTTAGATGTTTGCGGAACTCCATGTATTGCTCTTGGGTATAGATGGAGTAATCTCTGCGCTTGACCTTGGGGGAATAATTCAGACGTGTTATCGGTAGGTTGCATTTTTTAGCACCGAAAGCGTATATGACTTTTAGAGCGGAGGCGTATTTTTTGCGCGATGCCGGAGAGACTGGGAGAGAATCAAAGTATTCCTTTATTCTGTCGTCAGTCAATGCCGAAAGTGGCAAATCCAACAAAGGCCGAAACCTACTTATAGAGGCATCATATGATCTAGCTGTCACATCTTTTAAATCCTTATATTTCTGTTCTCTGAATAACTCGACGATCGTCCTCAAAGTGGTCTGGTCGTCGAATTTTTTTGTATTCAGGAATTCTCTCTCAGCTTCCAAGGCTTCCCTGCGAGTAAGGAAACCTTGTTGGTGTTTCTGTTTTCTCTTCCCATCGAAATCAGTATAGTTGCAAAGGTACTCCCAACGGAGGCCTTTTTTAGTTTGGTATTTGTATGCCGTCATGAGAATCACCATCCTTCGTTGCTCATGTTTTCGTATGTGACACGATTCAACTCGGCTCGCAGAACCATCATAACTAGATCCCTTCCATGCGCGTCGAGCTGCATGAACATATCCGCCATTCTGGCGACCTCTAAAGCCTTCTGTTTGTCCTCGTCTGATTCAAGCAATTCTTGCCAGTCAACGCCAAAGTAATCAGCGACAGCCTGAACGGCTTTCATCTTAGGTACACGGCGATGATTTACCCACATTGATATTGTAGACTGAGCAAGTCCCAAGGCAGAGGCTAGCTCTACCATTGAAACGCCTCGTTCGTTTAATAATCTTCCAAGATTGTCTCCAAATGCTTTCTCGTAATCTGACATCCCTCTGACCCTCCAAATGTGATATTAAGGTAAGTATATCACACAAAATGTGAATTTAAATACCCATATTAACACTTTTCGTGTTGACACTATCACAAATGAGTGATATTATGAAAGTGTCGAAGGGACGAGAACAGCGAAAGCGCATCCGATGCAATGGACGAAGCTATCGAAAGCATTTACAGCGCGATTGAGTCAATCAACGAAGCAATTGAGTGTTAAGAAAGGAGATCAAAATGAAGGACAAAAGATGCATGAGTTATTTTGGGCACGTTATTTATGCGAACGAATATGGCTACATGGTCGCAAGCGGAGATGGCACGGACAAGTACTTCGAAACCATTTACGAAGCGATGGAGTATATCGAGGAGATTGAACATATAAAAGCAGAGTGACGAGCCCAATGGCTCGGTAATGCGGCGGGTCGGTCACAAGCCCGGCCAGAAAGGAGGATCATGCGAGAGTACTTAACTAAGAACGACTTGATGGAGAAAGGCTTGACCGAGTATCAGGCCAAGAAATCCATCAAACAGGCAAATCAAGAATTAAGAAAGGAGGGGAAGATTGTTTTCAAGGGCAAAGCTCCAACGTATATGTTGGAAAGAGTCCTTGGGATCAGAATTGCGTATGTCGATTGATTTCAATGAAAACGCAGTTGAGTTTCTGGAGAACGACAAGTTTATGTTCGTGACGTTCTCGCAAAAGAAATTCATAAACAGGGTCAAGACTCTGGCGGAGAAGCATCCCGATAAGGTGAAGATCTATGAAGAGCGCACCGATTCGATCTATGCCAAGATGCCAGTTTCGTGGCTTCGCATTCAGCCGACGGCGAGAATGTCTGAAGAGACGAAAGCAAAGGCCAAAGAGAACATTACAAAGGCTCGTCAACATAGACGCGCGCCAATGTAAATCGATGCAATTTCTGGCCGTATGCTTTAATGTGGCTAATTGTGCAAGATGCAAATCTAAATCAAAATTTAGGAGGTATTATGAAGGTATCTTTAAAGGCGGCGAGAGTAAACGCCAACCTCACACAGAAAGAGGTAACCGAAAAGATGGGATGGCGAACAAACAAAACGCTGGTCGCCGTGGAAAGCGGTAATCGCGAGCTGAAGATTTCCGAGATTGAACGGCTCTGTAATCTCTACGGCTGCACTATTGCCGACATTCTTTTGCCAACAGTATCACAAAACGTGAAGTTTTAATCACAAGGAGGCAAGCATGGCATCAATCACAATTAAGGTCTCAGATAAAGACCTTGAGATTCTGAAGAACGAAGCTTCCAAATCACAGTACGAACTTGATGAGTATCTGGAACGATTCTTTTCAGAAGCGTTCCGGCCTATCCGCGGAAAGTACGCAAAGGCCGAGATGGAAGCAAACAAGAAAAAATGGGGCTACTAATAGAAAGGATAAACGAGATGAGCAAGAAAGACGTTATCAGAAGACTTAATAAACAGTACGACGCAAAGATCACCGAATTCGCTGTTGCCACCAAGTACGGTGACAGAGCTGGCGCACTCCTGGCACTCGCACAGGCGGGAGAAATCAAAGGCAAGATCCGCCATGTCAGAAACCAGAAGTTCGAGTTCGGCGCAAAGTTAAGAGAAAGGAGATTCCTTCAGAAGCTCGACGAGCTTTATGGGAATGAGATGTAAGAAATGGCAGAGGCATACAAGAGCAGAGTCTACACCGATCGTCCTGAATATGCCGACTATGAACCAGCGGAGAAGTTCAGCGCGATCCTCGGCATTGTCATGACGAGACTGAGACAACATCCGAAGGCAATCTGCTCTTATTCTGGAGGGTCAGACAGCGACATCCTGATTGACATCATCGAGATGGCCAGAAAGATCGTTCCTTCGCTTCCAAAAGTTGACTATGTGTTCTTTAACACAGGGCTTGAAATGAAGGCGATTAAGGATCATGTCAAAGAGACGGCTGAGAAGTATGGTGTCGAGATCAGAGAGGTCAGGCCAGACGTGAATATCGTTTTGGCTACGAGAAGATATGGAGTTCCGTTTGTTTCAAAGATAATGTCCGCCGGATTGTCGGAATGGCAGAAAAAAGGCGTTCCGCTTTCGATAGCTGATGAATATGAGCAAGCGGAAGACAAGCAAGCGAAGAGGCAAGAACTCCGAGAAAGATATCCACATTGCGAAACGGTTATAAATTTCCTTTGTTGTTGTAACTCGCAAGGAGAACCAAGGCCAGACATCCAATTGGTTATCAACTCATCGAAGTATATGAGAGATTTCATCGGAGAGTATCCGCCAGACTTCAAAATAAGCGCAAAGTGTTGCGACTACTGCAAAAAGCAAGTCGCTCACAAAGTCCAAAAAGACTACGAAATGATTATCACAGGCGAGCGGAGAGATGAAGGAGGTATGCGATCCGTTCCGAGGAAAGACAATACAACGTTATGTTTCACCGAGACAGCTCAACACCAATTCAGATTACGGCCTTTGTATTACGTTTCTGACAAAGACAAAGAGTGGTACAGAGAAACCTACGGCATCAAGTATTCAGACGCATACACCGTTTACGGATTGACAAGAACAGGCTGTTGCGGATGCCCAATCTCTTACAAAGCCGTCGAAGATCTGAAGTTGATCGGGAAGTACGAACCTCAGCTTGAAAAGGCAGCGTGGAACGTCTTCGGCAAGAGCTACGAGTATAGGGCGAAATATAACGAATACAAGCAAATGAGAACGGTCGAGGAGAGTCAGATTCCCGGCCAGCTAAATCTATTTTAAGGAGAGAGGCATGACGACAGAAACAAATACAAACAATGCGAAGCTGCAACAGAAGAAAAACGCGCTTCGCAAGGAATTAGCAGAGAAGGGCATCCTGAAGAGGGAAGGCAAAAACTCGTTTGATAAGTATAGCTACTTTTCAGAAGCCCAATACAAAGAATTGTTCACTTATCTGTTCTCCAAGTACGGCCTGGAGCTTTCCGCGAGTGCTGTAGGCTACAAAGAGTACGAAGGAACAGACAAGCAAAGTTTCGGTCGGATCGTTGATGTTCAGTTTATTTTGACCGACATTGAGACAGGATGTGCAGAAGTGTCACATATGTTCGGCGAAGGAATGGATAAGGGCGATAAAGGCGGCTATAAGGCCTACACAGGGGCATTAAAGTACTATCTGGCCAGCACATTCATGGTGGCTACTGGAGACGATCCTGAGGCCGAAAGTCCGAGTCCTAAACGCAAGCCAGAACCTAACAAGGATGACTTAATCCGGCAGATCAAAGAGAAGGTAGAAGAAAGACGCTGGCCTAAGATGTTTGAAACCTACAAGGTCAACGGATTTGAGGAATTAACCATCAAGCAAGCTGAAGACATTTTGAGGAGGGTGTGAAATGGAAGATAGAAAATTAGTTCAGCTAATCGTAGCAGAGAACAACGAGGGGAAAAGAGGCCTGTTCCAGATTGATACAACCAAATGGATCAGGAAGGGCGATCTTTTGTGGAGCGTCGGGAAGTTCTGGGAAGTCATCAATACCGTTAATACGTTCGACGATAGCGACACGTATTCCTTCATTATGACGTGTTGCGACCTCTATGAGGTTACAGGAGCGAAGATCGATGCGTACTACAACAAGCGATATATCGAGGAGTGAATATTTATGCAGATGGTTCAGAGTGTTCCGTAAAGCCAAGAGCGAAGGTTCTGGTTGGTGGTGGGACTGTGATGTTTTAGCAGTCTCATCGAGGGATGCTCTGCGCAAGATCAACAGGCAAGAAGGCTATATGTATAGAGCAAAGGAGATTGATGTATGGGAATCGCGAAATTTGAAATAATTGGGAGACTTACCAGAGATCCCGACGAGAAGAAAACACAGGCCGGATTGAGTGTTGCTCGTTTCGGTTTAGCAACAGGCGATCGCGACAAGGCTTATTTCTGGAATCTGGTCAGCTTTGGCAAGACCGCAGAATTCGTTCTGAAGTGGCTGAAAAAGGGAACAGAGGTCAGAGTCTACGGCGATATGAGGAACGAGAAAAAGGACGACAAAACCTATTACGACTTCATCGTTGATGAAATCACCTTCGTAGGCTCAAAACCAAAAGAGGACACTTCTGGTTCTAACGAACCAAAAGATGATGGCTTCATGCCGGATGAAACAGATGAGGAGATGCCGTTTTGAATGATCTAATACCAGAGATTCAGCAGAAGATTTTAGATCTGAATCATTCATGTGACCAGTTAGCCAGAAGAGGCGCGGACTATGCCAAGGCGGAGCGGGATTATAGAGTCTTGCTCCGCACCGAGGCTCTCAAGATGAAAGCTGAAGGCTATGCCGTGGGGCTAATCAACATGACCGTCTACGGAATCGATGAGGTCGCCACAGCACGATTAAAGCGAGACATCGCCGAGGCTAACTACAAGGCCACACAAGAAAAGATAAACGCCATCAAGTTAGAGATTAGGATTCTGGATTCGCAGATCGCGAGGGAGTGGGGCAGAAATGAGTAGATCCATCATGCAGACTCGGAAAGAGTGCTTCTTATGCGGTACGACTCAGAACCTTCACAAGCACCACGTGTTCTTTGCGGCGAATCGCCAACTATCCGAACACGATGGTTGTTGGATCTGGTTATGCGGAAGACATCACAACTTGTCGAACGAAGGAATTCACTTCAACAGGGTATTCGATCTTCAGGTCAAGACGGCCACCGAATTAGCATGGATGAAGCAGAATAACAAAACCATCGATGACTTCATCAAGAGGTATGGACGAAATTATGTATAGCTTTTTTATAGGCGTGATTATAGGAATCATCTTCGGATTCCTAGTTGCAGCAGTTTTCAAAATGGGAGGATAAACATGGGACAAAAAGACATGATAATTCAGTACATGATTGACTTTGGTTCGATAACACCTTGGCAAGCATTCACCGATCTTGGATGCACCAAGTTATCGACCAGAATCAGCGAGATTATCAGAGACGGCGTGGAAATCAACAAGAAGACCGTTACCGCTCGCAACAGATACGGCAAGAAGATCTATTACATGGCTTATAGCTTAGGAGGGAAAGATGGCCTCGAGAAGAATGTTTTCCAAGCGAATCACGACATCGGCTAAGTTCTTGAGAATGCCGATTTCGTGCCAAGCCTTGTATTTCCATCTTGGCCTGTTTGCCGATGATGATGGAGTAGTCGAGGCCTTCCCAGTATTAAAGATGACAGGCTGCACCGAGGACGATTTAAGGGTACTGGTTGCCAAAGAGTTCGTCGTGATCCTTAACGAGGATTTAGTGGCATTCATCACCGATTGGACGGAGAACAACAACATCCGGCAAGACCGCAAGGTTGATTCCATCTATAAAGACCTCGTTATCCAGATGATTCCTGACGTGAAACTACTGGAAAGGAAGAAAAAGCCAGACAAATGTCTGACAGTTGACGGACAAATGACAGACAACTGTCAACCAAATGACGGCCTAGGTAAGGATAGGATAGGTAAGGATAGTATAGGTAAGGTTAGTATAGGTGAGGATAGTAAAGAGGCGCGTAAACGCTTCTCTCCTCCAACCATCGAAGAGGTTTCTGACTATGTTTCACGTAAAGGCTATAACGTAGATCCCGAAGCATTTGTAGCCTTCTACGAATCAAAAGGATGGAAGGTTGGTAGTCAGCCAATGAAATCCTGGCAGTCGGCAATTGTGACATGGTCAAAGAGAAACGCTTCAAACACAAAGAACAACTTCTCTACTCAACGAGATGACGATCTCGATGACTGGGCAGAGAATAACCAGAATGATTTCTATAGAAAGTGGGGCGATTAAGTGAAGCAAGAATTACTCAATTACATCGACTCCCAGATGAACAATGGGAACATGGGGGCTTTGATGATCAGAAAGTTCGTAGAGGAAAACATGCACGATTGGATTCCTGTTTCTGAGAGACTGCCGGAACCTTATTCCCATGTGATTCTGACAATCAGAGGCACAGACATGATTAAGGTGCAAGAGGGCGAAACGCTAGAGCAAGCTTTGAAAAGAAACAGTCAAACCTACTGGGTAACGACAGGATACCTTGCCGATGATGGGTGGAATGGGCCTGATGGATTTCCGCTTATTGTCAAGCCGATTGCATGGATGCCACTTCCTGAGCCTTGGAAAGGAGAAGAGGAATGAACGAAGAGATGAAGTGGATTCCTGTTTCTGAGAAATTGCCGGAAACAGCAGGAGATTACTTAACGACTACAATGTTCAAAGAGGTTTATTGTGACTTTTGGGATGGGTACAATTTCGGCAGGACGGAAATGGTTATTGCATGGATGCCTTTACCGGATCCGTGGAAAGGAGAAGAGGATGCGTAAACACGGATATTGGAAGATTTATGGATATTCGGCAACGTGTTCCGAATGCAATTATGTTGGGGAAAACGTTGGCGATAATTATTGCCTACGATGTGGTGCGATTATGGACAAAGAACCCAAATGGGTATTCACAGATTTTGACCTTCCTAGAGTTGAAAAATTTGAATGCAAAGAATGTGGATGCAAACGATTTGGGCAAATAGTATTCTGCCCTAATTGTGGGAAGAGGAAAGGAGAAGAGGATGGATGATTTAATCAGCAGACAGGCGGTGATTGATGCGTTTGCCAAAGAATTATCGGCAGAACACAATCATAGAGAAATGGCAGTAAGTTTTCTTGGAGCAAAAAGGATTATTGAGGCTGTGCCATCCGCACAGCCAGAGGTGAAGCCAGAAGGGGAATGGATTAGGAATGACAACGGAACATATTCTTGTAGCGTATGTCAATCATGGATTCCAGAAGAACAGCACTACTATGCGCGATATTGTTTGTATTGCGGAGCAAGGATGAAAGGAGAACCGATGAGTGATTTGATTGACAGACAGGCGGCCATTGATGCTATTGAATCTTGTGAACCTGGAGAAGAGAGTTTTATGATAATGAGTCTGCCATCCGTACAGACAGAAATCATAAGGTGTAAGGACTGCAAACACCGTGATCCAGAAGACAAGAAGTGCGATTGCGGACATGATATTATGTGGCAGTTGCCGAGACGAGACGATTGGTTTTGTGCGGATGCAGAAAGGAGAACCGATGAGTGACTTTATCGATAGACAGGCAGCGATTGAGCATTGTAAGAAAAGGCTTTATGAAACTGCTTTAAATAATAATTTAGAAATTGTTTCATATACAATGCAAGAAATAGCAGATAACAGGATTGATATCTGGTTGAAAGAATTGCCTTCAGCAGATCCAGAATTCTACGGCTACAGGATTAGCCATCTTGAGTTTGTCGCGAGAGTCTTGCAAGAAGGAAATATAAGCCCAGAGGAATTAACGTCGGCAATCAATGATGTTAGTTATATTGTCAGTCTCGTCCTAAAAGAATCCAGAAACGCGATAGACAACATTCTGAAAGATATGGAGGTAAAAGATGCCTAAATACGTCGTAGAAATAGAATCCAACAAGATAAAAGAAGCCGTTGGATTGGTAACGTGCAGTAAATGCGAGTATGGATCTTTTCAGTATGGGACTGAAGTAGTTTGCACCTTGGTCTGGAGAAAAAAGGAAAGGGAAGGCTTTTGCGATGAAGCGAGGCTGGATAGGTCTGACGAATGAAGTTCACACTTGAGATAGCACCACCTCGCACAACGGCGCAGCAGAAAGGTGAAAGAATCCTTTGGGTCTCTGATGGTAAAGCAGCCAAACCAATCATTCAGCATTATGAGAAGGCTACAGTCAAACACGTCAGAGACGTATATAAGGATGCCTTAAGACCTTACGCACCAGACAAGCCGATAGAAGGCCCGATAGAGATCAAAATAATCTGGCGGTATAAGGCTAAGCAAGCAGAATGGAAAATAACACGGCCGGACTTAGACAACATGGAAAAACTTCTCTTGGATGCCATGACAGAGATGGGATTCTGGAAAGATGATTCTCAAGTCTGCATGAAAGCGACGGCAAAGACGTGGTCAAAAGAATCCGGCATAGATATTGAGGTGAGGGAGATAACATGAACATGGAAATCTGGGAGCTAATCTTATGGGTGTTAATGGCGTTAATCGTCATAGGGCAAGCGCACCGCATGAAGATTATCGAAGACAAAATGAAGCAGATCGAGACCGACACAAAGACAATGAGGCAATGGACTTTGTTTCTGTTAAACAGGAGAGAAGCCGATGACAAAAAACGATCTGAGAGCATACATCCTAGCGAAGAAGGACGTTGAGAAAATCGAGTCAGAGTTAAGAGAATTAGAAGCTCGTTTATATTCTCCTAAATCACCTAATCTTGACGGTATGCCAAAAGCCTCAGGACTCACAGGAATGGATGATCTAATCATCAAATACTTAGACTTACAACGCAAGTACGAAGGAAGACTCGGCGAGATGCTAAGGAAGTTTGAGGAAATAGATGACGAGATCAACAACCTTCCAACAGATGAGAGATACATCGTAAGATGTCGATTCGTGTTGGGATTAACTATCAGACAGACGGCAGAAGAGGCTAACTACTCAGAAGCTCAGGTCAAAAGAATTCAGAAAAGGGCATTGATGAAACTTTTCAGAACATGAGCCAATATGAGCCGATTCATTATGATAGAATGATACCGTGGATAGGTAGAAGTTAGTCCCATGCCTCTTATCTGCTTGCCAAGAAAGCCTCGCAAATCGCGGGGCTTTTCCATTTATCATGAAAGATTATGCTAAAGGATTCTATTCATCAAAAGCATGGCAGAAGTGCCGAGCTGCATATAAGAAAAGTGTCGGCGGTTTGTGTGAAGTCTGTTTATCCAAAGGACTAATCGTTCCGGCGGATATCGTACATCATAAGATACCAATCACACCAGAGAACATAAACGATCCGCATATTACATTGGATTGGTCGAACCTTCAATGCGTATGTGCCGATTGCCACGCACAATTTCATATAGCAAAGCAGAAGCGGTATAAATTGGACGAACTGGGACGAGTGACAGCGAGGGAATAACGCCCCCTGTATGTGCGACATGGTCATGGTCAGGACAC